ACGCAAGGCTGGTCATGCACCGGCTCATAAGCCGTACTTTTAATCGGGCTCATTAAATGTTATTTAAGCGGGGCGGCAAAAGTCGCCTCGTTTTTTAGGTGCGTTATGGCTAAAACTGAAAAAACCGACAAAATTCACGGTTCGTCAACGTATTCCGAGGAAATGGTTGAAAAAATCTGCAATTTGATTGCGGATGGTCATGCTTTGCATCAAATTTCGGACATCGAAGGGATGCCAAAAAAGACCGCGATCTATTCGTGGCTTGAAAAATACCCTACTTTTGCGGAGAAATACACGCGCGCACGCGAGAAACAAGCTGACCTGTTTGCGGCGCAGATCGTGACAATCGCGGACAACGCGACCGACGCCAACCTCGCACGGTTGCAAATGGATGCCCGTAAGTGGGCGGCGTCCAAAATGGCTCCTAAGAAGTATGGCGACCGGACGATGACCGAAGTCACCGGCGCCGACGGCGGCGCAATTAAGACCGAAGGCACGTCGAAGCTCGATTGGCGGTCGTTGGATCCCGATCAACGTGATGCGCTACGTCAGGCGCTGCTTGCGGCCAAGGGATCGGCCACCTAATGGCATTAGTCGACATTGGCGGGCAGCTCATCGACCTAGATCAAGAGCTGATCGAAAGCGACCGGATCGAGTGCGAGGCGTCGCTGGCCGAGTTCGTCAAGCTGTCGTGGGAACAGGTCGAGCCAGGGCAACAATACACGCACGGTTGGCATATCGATTTCATTGCCGAGCATCTCGAAGCGATGGTTGACGGGCAGGAGGTCGACGGCAAGCCGTACAACCGTTTGTTGGTTAACGTACCGCCTGGCACGATGAAATCGCTCCTGATCGGCGTCTTTATGCCGGCATGGGTTTGGGGGCCGTGCAATATGCCGTCGACGCGCTTCCTCTGCGCCTCGCACAGTCAAGAGCTTGCCGTCCGTGATAATATGCGTATGCGGCGCCTCATTACGTCCGAGTGGTATCAGGAGCGTTGGCCTCATGTTAAGCTGACGGCCGATCAGAACCAAAAGACCAAGTTTGAAAACACCGCCACCGGCTGGCGGCAAGCGACTTCTGCCGGATCCATTACCGGCGCCCGTGCCGATTTTGTCATCATCGACGACGCTCACAGCGTTGAAGGTGCGAACTCCGACCAGCAACGTCAAACGACGGTCGACTGGTTTCTTGAAGCTGTTCCTACCCGCGTCAACAACCCCGACCGAAGCTCGATCATCGTGGTCATGCAGCGGCTCCATCAAGGCGACATTTCAGGCGAGATCCTCGACCGTCAGCTTGGCTATGATCATATCATGCTTCCGATGCTGTACGATCCGTTGAGGGATCTGCCGACGAAGCTCGGCTACAGCGACATCAGAACCCAGCCTGGCGAGCTGCTGTTCCCTGATCGGTTTCCGAAGGACGTTGTGGACCGCGACCGCAAGATCATGGGCGAATATGCTTTCGCCGGTCAGATGCAGCAGGAGCCAGCTCCTCGCGGTGGCGGCATTATCCGGTCTGAAACGTGGCTCAAATGGGAAGGCGAGAAGGATCAATTCCCTGAGTTTGACTACATCCTCGCCTCGCTCGATACGGCGTACACGGAAAAGGCGGAGGGCGATTACTCGGCGATTACGGTTTGGGGCGTCTTCAGCTTTGATTCGGTCAGTCAGGCCAACAAGCTCTTCGGGCCGGACGGTCGGACCATTCAGATCGAGCGCACGTTTGGCGAGCTGCTGCCGAAGGTTATGATGATTGACGCATGGCAGGAAAAACTATCGCTCCACGATCTGGTCAACAAGGTGGCTTTGACCTGCCGGCTACGGAAGGTGGACAAGCTTTTGATTGAGTCGACAGCAGCAGGAATATCGGTTAGCCAAGAGCTTCGGCGTCTCTACAGTCACGAAAACTTTGCCGTTCAGCTTCAGCCGGTCGGCCGCTTCGACAAGACGGCTCGCTTGTATTCGGTCCAACATCTGTTCGACGAGGGCATGATCTACGCGCCGGATAAGGACTGGGCCGACATCGTGATCCAGCAGGTTTCGGTTTTTCCGAAGGGCAAGCACGACGATCTTGTCGATACGGTCAGTCAAGCGCTTCGTCATCTGCGTGACTTGGGGATGATGCAAAGAGCACCGGAAAGGATTGCGGAGCTCGATGATATCAAGCGTCAACCGACGAAGGAACCTGCTCCGTTGTATCCTGCTTGATTTGCTGTTATTTCTACTGTTCTAACTTGGAAAGTACGCCATGCCATTAGTCCCTGGTCTTGTTCCCAATATCCGCCAAGCTGCACCGGAAGATCCCGATCAGCCTGAAAGCGCCGATATTATCATTGAAATGGCGGATGAAGGCGGAGATATGCCTGAGATCGACCAGAATGGTGCGATTTTAAGGATTGAGCACGACGATGGATCTGTAACGGTCAGCCTCGATGGCCGACCATTAGGGCAAGCCGGCGAGGGCAAAAAGACAGGTTGGTTTGATAATTTAGTCGATGAAATTACAGAAGACGAGCTATCCAGAATATCCGAGGAATTGTTACGTGGCATTAGAGAAGACATCCAAAGCCGACAGGAATGGATCGAGGATCGAACCCAAGGTCTCAAGCTGTTGGGCCTCAAGATCGAAGTGCCAGGGCTTGCCGGTGCAGCCGACGGCGCACCCGTTGAGGGTATGTCTCGCGTTCGGCACCCGCTCTTGCTCGAGGCAGTGTTACGATTCCAAGCCAACGCTCGGTCAGAGCTATTGCCCACGGATGGTCCAGTAAAGATTCGCGACGACAACAACAACGCCAATCTTCAAGAAGATCAGGATGCTAATGCTCTTGAAGAGGATATGAATCATTACCTAACAGCGGTGGCTACAGAATATTACCCTGACACCGACCGGATGCTGCTGATGCTTGGTTTTGGCGGCACGGCGTTTAAGAAGGGCTACTTCTGCCCACTACGCAACCGGCCGGTGATTGAGTCGGTCGATGCCGACGATCTGATCGTCAACAACGAGGCGACGGATCTTCGTAACGCCAAGCGGGTAACGCACCGGTCTATGATGCGGCCAAGCGTGGTTAAGCGGTTACAAATTCTTGGCGTTTACCGCGACATTGACTTGCCGGCGCCAAGCGAAATTAAGTTTGATTCGGTTCAATTGGAGAAAAAGTCGCAACAAGGCATTTCCGCGACGACGAACAACCCAGAAGACCGTGACCGTGAAATCTACGAGTGCTATTGCGAGCTCGATATAAAGGGCTTTGAGCACAAGTACAAAGGCAAGGAGAGCGGTCTTGAAATACCGTACCGAGTTACCATCGATGTCTCAAGCAAGCAGATCCTTTCAATCGTCCGTAACTTTGACGAAGACGACGCCGAGCTGCCCGAAGCCCGTGTCAACTTTATTAAATACACGTTCGTACCGGGGCTGGGCTTTTATGACATTGGTCTCCTGCACATCCTAGGCAACACGACCAACGCGCTGACAGCGGCGTGGCGTGAGATGCTTGACGCGGGTATGTATGCCAACTTCCCTGGCTTTCTCATGGCCGACACTGGCGCTCGTCAAAATACCAATATTTTCCGCGTTCCGCCTGGCGGTGGTGCGTTGGTTAAGACCGGCGGTATGCCGATCAATCAAGCCATTATGCCGCTTCCTTACAAGGACGTTGGCGGCGGTCTGATGAACTTGACGGCTTCTATGGCAGATGTCGGCATGAGAATCGGAGGAACATCTGAGCAGCAGGTGGGCGAGGGCCGTGCTGATGCGCCAGTTGGCACGACGTTGGCCATGATTGAGCAAGCCACAAAGGTTATGAACTCGGTCCACAAGCGGATGCACGCTGCTCAGGCCGAAGAGTTTCAGATGTTGGCTCGGTTGTTTAAAGAAAATCCAGAAAGCTTCTGGCAGCGCAACAAGAAGCCGGCCAAGCCGTGGGATGAACAGACGTTCTTACGGGCTTTGGAGAACTGCGACCTTGTGCCACAGGCAGATCCTAATACGGCAAGCCATGCCCAGCGTGTGATGAAAATCATGGCGCTGAAGCAATTACAGGCGTCAAACCCGTCGATGTATGATCCAATTGCGATTGATACGGCGGCTCTTCAGGCAATTGGTTGGAGCAACCCGCAGCAATTCTTGGCTCCGCCACAGGCTCAATCGTCTCCTCCTCCTGAGTTGATGGCTATTCAGGCCAAGATCCAAACCGATCAGATGGCTGCTCAGGCCAAGATGATTACGGCGCAAGCGAAGGTGGCTCAGGTTCAGCAAGGGGCTCAGGGCGGCATTGGCGGTAATCCTCAAGCCGATCAGCTCAAGGTTGCAGATATTATGGTTCGCAAGCAGGAGATTGAGCAAAAAAATCAGGATACAATCCTTGATGCCGAAAACCGCAAGCGTGACCGCGAAAGCCGTGAACGGTTGGCAGCAATCAAGCTTGCCGAAGAGCTGGCCAAGAACCCGCAGGTGATGCCGTTGGTCAACTCGCTGTTACAGCCTGATATGTTAAATCGGTTGGAAGCCAACGAACCTGCGCTTGATCCTAACAATGTGAGAGCTGGCTAATGAGCTATAATCGTCATCATTTTCTGATGGTTGCCAAGCATTTTGCCCGTAAGGGTTATGCAACGGATGGCGCTGTCGATGGTGGCGATATTGGCAACCTTGCTGATGTTCAGCGTATGGATACGGGCGCAGGTAATATTCAAAACAAGATTGGCGGATTGAACCAATTTTTGTCTGGATTTGATTTAGAAGCTAATACGCCGCAATTTAATACGGGAATGAACCAGCCGCAAGTTGGCGGCGCTGGTATGCCAGCATCACAAAGAATTGATAATCTTGCTAAATTTCAAGAAGGCAATCATCCCGAAGTGCCGCCTGTTGTTTATCATGGAACAGGTGGGGATTTTTCTGAATATCAAATTACTAATAAAGGCGCTGGCTCCAGAGAAAGCCCAATTGGATATTGGTTTACAGAAAATCCTAGCGCGGCATCTGATTTTGCTAATTTTTCTGCGCGTGGTTCTGGCGCAAATGTTCAACCTGTTCATTTAAGCATAAAAAATCCTTTAGTGGTTGAAAATTACAACGCTATAAAAGATTTGGTTGATGCACATACAAATTTTGAAAGACCTGGCTACACAGTGGTGGGTCGCCAAATTCGAATGGTTGGCGATAAAGTTGATTATGGTGCATTGCGAAATAATTTAATAAATGCTGGGTATGATGGAATAATTCTTCCATCTACTTTTATGGATAGCCCTGATGGTTTGACGCCAATTAAACAAATTGTTGCTTTTCATCCTCATCAAATCAAATCCGCCACGGGCAACAACGGCCAGTTTGACTTGTCAAATCCTGACATTACCAAGAAAAAAGGCGGTTTTGTTCGGATGGGTCGCAAGCATGGCGGTAAGGTTTTGACGCATGGATTGGGCATGGGCAGCAAGCCCGTGCAGCCTAATGCCCTGCTACATAAAGAAAAAGATCCGTCTAAGGTCGGATTAATCTCCAAGAAAACAAATAATGCTGCCGGTGATCTTCCCAAAACGGGAACGATTGAATGGCACAAGCCTGTCGCGGCTCAAAATGACGTAGTGCAGAACGCAATACGCCATCGTTTAAGCGATTTTGACATCCAAGAAAAAAAGTCTCGCGCTACTGGCGGTCGTCTTAACAACCATATGGTTGACCGTGCGCTTGAGATTTTGCCCAAATCCGGCTCGCCGCTGCACGAAGCCGTATCTTTTGCCAAGCAGCAACAACCGGGACGCCGGTCTTAACCCCTCGAGGAGTATTCTAAATGTCGTCAACCGCCAAGACTGCTCGCGCAGCAATGAAAAGCAAGGCTCAACGTATGGTTGGCCCCGATCCACGGGGTGCGCCAATTGATGCCTCTGGATACACGCCACCAGACGCAGAACAGGCTACCGTACAAACCGGTATGCGTCCTCTTTCCAAACGCCAATTTAAAAAGGGCGGCAAGGTAATCGGTAAGGCCGAAGGTAAAGCCGGCCACCACCATGCCGGTCGTAAGCCTCGCAAGAGCGGCGGTCGCGCAACCCGTTATCTAACGCCTGACAATTTGATTAATCGCGATGTAAAAATGGCGAATGACGAGCGCGTTGGCACAAAGCACGTTGGCGGCATGAAGCGTGGCGGAGCTGCAAAGCATAAGCTTGGCGGCGGTCCTATCGGCATGAATCCGGTTGCCGACTCAATGGCCAAAACGGCATCAGCGGCTATGCCTCGCAAGTCTGGCGGTAAAGCCAAGTGGATCCAAGGCGCTATCAAGCACCCAGGCTCGCTGCACAAGGCTCTTCATGTTCCTGCAGGTGAGAAGATCCCTGCCAAGAAACTTGAAAAGGCCGCGCATAGCGACAATCCTAAATTGGCTAAAAAGGCTAATCTGGCTAAGACGCTCAAGGGTATGCACCATGCTCATGGCGGCAAAGTAAAGCATGAACACCTTGATAAGTCTGATGAATTGGCTGACAAGGATCTTATCAAGTCGATGGTTAAGCCTTCGTCGTTAAAGGGTAAAAAGCACGGTGGCGAAGTCCATCACGCTTCTTGCCGTTGCGAAAAATGCCACGGTGGTCGTATGGGCCGCAAGGATGGCGGTCGCAACATCATGGAAGTAACGGGTGTCCGTCCTACGGGTGGCCGTATTGCCAAAAAAGATGGCGGTCGTTTGCACAGGGAAGCTGGTGGATCAAACACGCCTGATTTTAGCGGTGCATATTATGATTTGTTCACCGGCTGGCACAATCTTGATAAGGCCAACCCTGATCAGATTGCGGCTATGAATCCACAAGATCGTCAGATGGCATTGGCTGCTCAAGGCCCAAGCCGTGCGGTTACGCCAAAGCGTGCTGATCGTCCTAGGCCGTCAACGACGGGCCTCGGTGGCATGGGTTCCAATCCAATGCAGGATCCACAGCAACGTGCTGAAGCAGCACAAATGGCGGCACAAGAACAGCAAAATGCTCAACGTGCGATGAGAGCTGATAACGCTCAAACGTATGCTGAAAATCAGGCAAATGACCTTAATCGCGCTATGCGAGCCGATAACGCGGCTGTTCCTGCATCGTTGCGGCCGGATCAACAACAGAACATGATGGGTCGCGGTTTACCTTCATCGCGTTCTGAATATGGTTTGTTCATGGGTGAAGCCGGTCAGCCTGGCATGGTATTTAGCCGTCAGGTTCCTGATGCAAGTGTTGGTCCTGTTTACCACGAAGGTGCTTCTGAGCCTCAAATGACTTTGAAGGATCTGGGTGAAATGCGCGGTGGTCGCATCGGCCGTAAATCCGGTGGTCGCGCCAAAGGCAAGACAAACGTAAACGTCATCATTGCACAGCATCCGCATGGCGGCATGGGCCAAGGCCCAGCTCCTATGATGGGCGCTCCTGCAGGTGGCCGTCCTGTTCCGGTTCCTCCGCCACAGGGTATGCCTCCACAGGGTATGCCAATGGGTATGCCAGCCGGTATGCCTCCGCAGATGCCACCACAAGCTGGCGGCATGGCAATGGCTCGCAAGCGCGGTGGTCGCACCAATTACCCAATTGAAACGGGATCTGGTGGTGGTGAAGCCCGTCTTGATAAAATTAAGGCGTATGGTTTGAAGCCACCAAAATAAGTTTTGTGGCGGTTGCTACAGAAAGGGCGGTCGGCGGGTTCCCCTCTCCTGCCGGTCGCTTTTTAGAGGGGAAGAGGGTTCGAGGATACAATGTTAACAACTAACGATCTATTTGAGCGTGAGCTCAAAAAACTTCTCGTAGCTGAAATTGAACGATTACAAGCTCTCATATCGGGGCCAAATATCAGCGACTATGCCCAATACAGGTATTACGTCGGTGCTATTCAGGGTCTTTTGGCTGCTATTGAGCGGTGCGATGAGACTCGTTCTATTGTCGATCAAACACGCTAAGAGGGTAAAATGGCTTATATGATGAAACACGCGGTAGATCCGCGCGAAGAAATTTGGAAGCAAGTAGGCGATCTGTCTAATTTTGAAGTCTTCCATAACAAAGTGCTTCTTGCGATTTACATCCGGCCTGAAATGACCGCCGGCGGTATTCTTATTACCAACAAAATCCGCGACGAAGACAAATGGCAAGGCAAAGTTGGCCTTGTTCTTAAAACCGGACCGTCTGCTTTTGTCGATGACGAAGGCAAATGGTTCAAAGGAATGAACGTCAAGGTAAATGATTGGCTGTTTTGCCGGCCATCTGACGGATGGAATATGACATTGAACAATCGTGAAACGGGGGATGACATTTTATGTCGCCTTATCGATGACACATATCTTCTTGGTCGTCTGTCCCACCCTGATGAAATCCATTAAGGAATAAAAAATGTCAGAAATTGACCCAAACATAGAAGAAAATGACGATATTGTTGTTGAATTGGCTGAAGATGAGCCAAAACAAGACGATATTGTTATAGAAAAAGCCGAAGAAGCCCCACAACCGGCTAAAAAGATGGAATTGTCGCCTGAAGACGGCATTAGTGAGTTGCAAGCAAAGCTTGAGAAGGAACGTCAGGCCCGTATTGAGGCCCAAAGACAAGCTCAAGAGGCTATGGAACAGGCTAACCACGCCCAAAGTAAGGTTGATTCGACCGAATTGCACATGATTAAAAATGCAATTGATCAAGTCAAAAACAACAATGACATTTTAAAAGCTAATTATCGCGATGCTTTGGCAACTGGTGACTACGACCAGGCTGCTGAAATACAAGAGCAGATGATTATCAATCAATCCAAGCTTTCTACGCTTGAATCGGGCAGAAGGGCTAAAGAAGAGGCGCCTAAAGTGGCACCTATGTCTCCTAAACCTGTTGATTTGATTGAAAATCTTGCATCTCAGGTAACACCTGAATCGGCTCAATGGCTTCGTCAGAACAGGGATCAGCTTAATAACCCGAAAAAACTTGATCGGGCCATGAGAGCTCATGCCGACGCTTTGGATGACGGAATTGTTGCCGATACGCCGGAATATTTCCGTTTCATTGAAAACCGTTTGGGCATCCAACGCGATAATTATGAGGATACAGCCATGTCTGAAGCCGCCAAGCCTGTTGTAAGGCGCTCTTCCCCGCCAGCCGCCCCTGTTACCAGAAGCGGATCTGGAACTGGCGCAACTCGCCCAAATGTCGTTCGTTTAACATCAGCGGAACGCGAAATGGCGTCCATGATGCAAATGACCGACCAAGAATATGCACGAAACAAAATCGCGTTACAGCGCGAAGGTAAACTTTAAGGAGCTAATATGGAACAAGATACAGCACCTGCCGGTCGTCGCGGCCGCAAAAGCGCATTATTTACCGAAAAACCAAAAGCAAAGGTTGAACCGGTAGTTTTGGCGGAAGAAGGAACCGAATCGGTTGAGTCGTCGCGTCAGGCCATGCGTCCTGATATGCGCGAAGAAAGTCCGTTGGCCCGTGCAGCTCGTCGTGCTGCCGAAATTAAGGGATCCGGCGGTTTAGAGTTTGATGGTACGGACGAATACTACATTGATCCCCGTATTATCCCAGAAGGTTGGTCTTATGAGTGGAAGCGCGAAGCCGTTTACGGCCAAAGAGACGACACTTACCAGCAGTCTTTGAAGCAAAGCGGTTGGGAAGAAGTCCCTTATTCCCGTCACACTGATAAATTTCCAAAGGGCAAGGGAAATACAATTGAGCGCAAGGGAATGGTTTTGATGGAGCGTCCTGCGGTCATTACGGATGAAATGCGCCGTAAAGACAACATGAACGCTCGCAATGCCGTTGAATCCCGCAAGCAGACTGTAGATTCCACCAAGGGAATGTTGGGACGGGCGGATTCTTATGTAGCGCCTAAGATTAATCAGGGCTACGAGCCTATGGTTGCCCCTAAATAACAAGGATTAAGGGGGGAGCGGTGCTCCCCTCTTTACTTTGTTAAAATTATCTTGTATTTCTTCAAAATCTCCCTCGGCGTGGAGATCAAACTATTTCCCGTTTCTCAGTCGCCCCGGTGTGCGATGATGGAACTCTCTGAGAGGAGAACCCGTCATGGCCAATACTTTTGCGCCCAGCGGCTTTCTACAATATCAGGGTGGTGCAGGTGGCGCTCCTACGTTCGCCCAATCTGTCCGCCGTATTGCTGCTACTAACACGACCCCTATTTTCACTGGCGACCCAGTACAGCCTGTAACTTCCACGGCTAACGGTTATATCACGCAAGCAACTGCTGGCGGATCCGTTCAGCTCGCAGGTATCTTTGTTGGCTGCAAATACTACTCGACCTCGCAAAAGCGCGTTGTTCCATCGGCTTACTGGCCTGGTTCGGACGCTACGGGCGACGTTGAAGCCTACATCATTGATGATCCAAACGCACGTTTCATCGTTCAGTCCTCTGGTTCTGGCTTCCCTGTAACGGGTACGGCTACGTCTCAGACGTCTGGCGTTCAGGGTCAGCTTGTTACGTTTGCTTACTCGACCACGGGTGCAACGTCCGGCAACTCGACGGGTGGTAACAATGCAACGGGCCGTTCGACGGCTTATGTCAATGCTACCGCAACCACCAACACCTCGCCATTTATCATCGTTGATTATGCCGTTTCGTTCGGCAATGGCGGCGACCAAACCTCGCAGTACTGCAATTTGATTGTCGGCTTCAACAACGAAGTCTGGCGTTCGAACTCTGCTGTAACCGGCATCTCGTAAGGAGTGAAGTGTCATGGCTGTTAATCTAAGTCAAATTAAAGACCTTCTCCTCCCCGGTCTCCGTGGTATTGAAGGCAAGTACGAGATGATCCCATCTCAGTACGACAAAATCTTTACGAAGCACGATTCCAAGCTTTCCTTGGAACGTACCGCTGAACTTCGGTTCCTCGGTCTCGCGCAGCTCAAGACCGAAGGTGGCCAGACCGCTTTCGATTCGGGTGCTGGTGAGCGCTTTGTGTACAATCAGGAACACACTGAAATTGGCCTTGGCTATGCGATTACTCGTAAGGCTATTGACGATAACGTGTACAAGACTCAATTCCATCCATCGAACCTTGGTCTAGTGGAAGCTTTCCAGCAGACGAAGGAAATTTACGGCGCTTCAATTTTGAACAACGCACAGACCTACAACAATGCTGTTGGCGGTGACGGTGTTGCTCTCTGCTCGACGTCGCATCCTATCGATGGTGGTTCGGTTGCTAACACGCCTACGGTTCAGGTCGATCTTAACGAAGCCACCTTGCTGAACGCAATGATTGCGATCCGCACGAACTTCCGCGATCAGGCTGGTTTGAAGGTGTTTGCTCGCGGTCGTAAGTTGATTGTTCCTCCGCAGCTTGAGCCTGTTGCAATCCGTCTCACGAAGACTGAATTGCGCCCAGGTACTGCAGATAACGACGTCAACGCATTGCTAACCACTGCCGGCGGCTTGTCAGAAGGCTACATGGTCAACGACTTCTTGACCTCTTCGTATGCTTGGTTCTTGCTTACGAACATCGACGGCTTGTCGTATATGGAGCGCGTTCGCTTCGAAACCGATATGCAAGTCGACTTCGTGACTGACAACCTGCTTGTTAAGGGCTATGAGCGTTATTCGTTTGGCTATTACAACTGGCGTTCGATCTACGGCTCGTTCCCAACCTCGTAAGGAGAAGGCACTATGGCTGATACCGCGTTCTCCGGTCCACTGATTGTATTTGGGCAAAACCCGACGCAACCTTCGGACTATAATCCAGACTTAGGCTCCTCGCTATTTTATGCGGGGGGCGGCATCCTTGATCCGCGCCAACCCTTTACCTATCTTCCAGGTGAGTCACAGGCAGCGCAGGATTTTGGGTGGTACGGTTTCAGTGACATTGTTTCGTTCACTGGCGTCCCATACACA